ATCATTTGCAGTTGTACCTATATTAATTGTTTGTATCATTTTTTTCTTTTAGTTTATTTAAAAAAACTTCTAATTTCTTTACGTTCTTTTCTTTTGGTTTATATGTTTCTTTTATAGTATCCATCTAAATCTTGAATCAACTCTATTATTTCTTAATAAATATTTTTGATTATTGTAATCAATATTAGTTATTTTACAAGCTTCTTTTAAACCATAATATTCTACATTTGTTATTTTATCTATTACTGGTTTAGAATTAGATTTTGACATCTTTAATTTACTTTCTTCAGAAAATTTTATATTTTTAGAATGTGATTCGTTATTTTTATAATATTTAATTAATCCATTTCTTGCTTTTTCAATATGTTCTTTAGATGCTTTTAAACCTTTATTCCAAGTTGGTTTACCAATTTTTTTTTCGCTCATTATTTTTTTAGTTTGAATAGAATGTAAATTACCAAGATTACCTTCACCACCTAAAGTTATATTTGATAAATTTTCTATTCCATATTCACTAATTAAAAATATTTCTAATTCACAGGCTATTTCCCATTCTATGTCTTTTGCAATTATTTCAATATTATAATTTGTTTTATTAACTATATTATTCCAATAATTGTTTCTTCCATCTTTTTTAAATGCTCTTTTTTCTTCTTTACCAATTCCAATATAAAATATTTTATTAGTATCTAATCTTCTATGTCTATATACTATTGCCATAATTATAAAACCCAACCAGTAAAAACACTATCTGAATCGGGATATACATCACCATTTGAATTTAAGTTATATTCAGGAAAAGATTGTTGATTAAAACACATATAATCAATAAATCTATTTGTATAACTTTGAGCAATATCTCTTTCTTTTTCAATTAAGAAGTCTATTTCATTCTTTTCTACATTCGTACTATTTTCGCTATTATGTTTAAATACACCTTTATTAGCTATCGTATAAGCTGCGTAAGGCAAATATTCTACCATAGCAAAGTGTATAACCATAGGTTTAATATACTTGTTTAAAAGCGTTGTATATGGTTCAGCTAATGTGTTTGCAACTATAGAAGTATTAAATTTATCATATAATTTAGTACCTAAATAGTTTTGTATATGTATATCTTGTGCTATTTTTACAAACTGAATAAATTTGTCGGTATCAACATTCCCATTCATTGCAGTAAATCTAACAATATCATCTCTAGTAATAAATAACGCTTGTGCCATAGTTAGTTTTTAAATCCCATTTTATTCCAATATTCTTGTGTAAATCCTTTTGTAGGCATATCACTTGGCTTCATAGAAACTTCTTTATCGTTTCTTACTCTATATCCGTATTTTTCAGCAGTAGCAATACTTAAAACTTTATCTTTAGCCGTCGGGCTTGTAGGGTCTATTTTAACACCTTCAAAATTAGCATAAGTTCTTCTTAACCATCTATGATTGCATCTAGCACCGCCTTTATATAACCAAATAGAATAATTAGGAGCTCCTTTTACACCAAATCCAGGATTAACAGATAAAGATTCCATTCCTATAATATCTTCTTTTCTATAAACCTTATCAGCATTTAACATTTTATTGCAAAATTCTCTTTCACCTGTAAAAGCACCACTATAAACGTATCTAGTAATAAACTGAATACCATCAATCTTTTTATCTTGTTCAGATTTTACATTTGGTTTAGCAGTTCCTGTACTTACAAAGTTCCATATTTTAGATAATGTACTTTGTTCTTTTTTGCTTTTATTGTTTAATGATTCTATTTCAGCATCTAATTCTTCTTCAGTATCATAATCTACTTCTGTTTCATCAATTAAAAACCATTCATCACTTAAAGTTTCACCTTTATCAATTAATAAATCAGCATTACTATCAGAACTCATTTTAATTCCTGTTTCTTCTTCAGTAGTTTCAGCGTTCATTCCTGTAGTATCTACAAACTCTAAAGGTTGTATAGTTCTAAAGTATAATTTTAAAGATATATCATTAACAGCTAAAATCTTATCTAATGCGTCAATAATTTCTAATTGATATGGTTTTATTACTATATTGTCAAATAATAGCGTAGCAGTCTTTATTTCATCTGCATTGTTACCTAATCCACCACCTGTTTCTCTAATTCCTAATAACATTGGTGAAGTAACTCTATGTCCTACAATTAACTTTTCAAAACATTCTTTTGATAAATATTCGTAATGAGCAGGCGCATCATTTAAAGGTATATCTTCAACAGTAGTTTTAGATTCAGCATTTGCATTAAAAGCTACAATTACTTTTTCACCTCTAGCAGAAGTTAGTTTGCGTAATACATCAGTTTTGATTTTTTCACGCATTTCTTCAGAAGGTACACCGTTATTAAAGTTAATTACTTTTGTACCGCTAAAACCGTTTTGACAATCATTAATTTGATAATCCGCTATATTTTCTTCAAGCAAAGCGTAAGGTAAAGCCCCACTATAATCTATCGGAGTATAATAATGGAAGCCAGGAACGTATTTTTTAATAACATATATTTCAACTTCATTACCATTACCGAATTTAAATGAAGGAATACGTTTAGCTACTTCAGTAGGTTTCTTTTTAGTCCAATCAGGATGATAATACCAAGCTTCTATTTCACCTTTATCATTACATTTTTCAGCTCTTAATGTATTCATAGGAAAAGCCTCTACGCTTTTAACTCTTTTGTTTTCCATAACAACCTGAAAACAACCCATTCCTAACATTTTACGTTCTAATCCTGCTCTGTAAATTGCATCGTCTTTAACAATAGACTTCATTTGAGCATATTCATTAGGCTTCTTATTAGAATCTAAAGCATCTATTCCTTTACCATAAATCATATTAGCAATACCAACTATAATAGCGTTGTTTGTAGTGCTATAAAGGTATCTATCTATTAAATATTGAAAGTAATTATTATCACTTCCATATTCAATAAAATCATTCTTTTTGTTTTCTTGAATTACAGGGCTTGTGTAAGCACTTAAATTTACTATTGATATATTACTCATAAACTATATATTCGTTTGTTGTAGCGTGTGAAACGTATTTATCTGCATTAACACTAAACACATTTGTATTTTGATTTGTACAAAAGATTTTATCTTTATAAACTATTAAATTATCTATGCTTAATTGCGTCATATCAGTAGTTAATATATTATTATCTACCGTTATTATTGTATTATCAGCTGTAAATGGCAAAGCGTTTTTAATAACCGTTAAAGTATAAAAGTTATCTTCCTTTAAATCTAAAACCAAATCACATTTTAAATAATATCCTTCAATTTCAAATGTAGGGTTATATAATTCAAATGTATTAGTTGTTTCGTTTTTTATAATAAGAGTATCAGCCGAATATTCTCTCGGTATGAATTTAATAGTTTGCGGCTCTATTTGCTCTTTTAAAATAATCATAAAACTTTTTTATTAATAATAACTTTAAACTAGAATTGTTTTAAATAAAAAAAGGGATACATAAGTACCCCTTTAAATAAAACATATTAATTAATTAAGAACCAACAGTTACTGTAAATCCAGAAGCTACTAATGTATCACCCAAGAAGTTTGCAGGTACAGGCTCTTGACCTGATAATGTTAAAGTGTACCCTGACATATCCGCCATAGCCGCACCAGTAACAATAGTTCCACCTGATACTTCCATTCCTTTAGTTAATCCACAATAAAAGATATTTCCATTGTTATCTTCTACTAAAACTTGCGGTCTACCGTAAGAAAGTAGTTTAATTTGTTTGTGGTCTACAATAGACAATTTCTTTAAACTTAAATTTAAAGTTTGTTCAAAAAATGTAGTTCCATTATCTCTTGAACTAGTTATAGTTTGTTCAAAAGATGAAGTTCCTTTTAAATCGTATTTGAAAGCAACAGGAGTACCCGCTACTGTATCAATTACATCTGTATTAGTTATATCGTATGTATAACCTGTAGCATCACCCCAATTAACAAAATAAACAGCTCTTAAGCCACCTATTGAGTCTTTACAAGGTTCGATTCTACCTAATGAAATATCACAAGCCATAGTTTTTATTTTTTAAAGTTAAAAAAAAAGGGAAGGCATTTTACCTCCCCTTAATTTGGTATTCTATTTTAATTATCCTGGT